TCTGTAACCTGCCCTCAATGCTCTCTGTCTTACTTTAAGCTTCATTCCATTGGAACCTCTGGTACTTTTGGTTCTGACTTAACATCTACTAAATAAACAGGTCCGTAGCTATAGATAAACTTTCTTGCTGTAGGCCAACACTTCTTTTTGAACTCACAGTAACTGCACATTACTGGTAGTTTAGTGTTAGGGCTTGTCTTAGTTTGAGGAACTCTACGTTGACGGTCTGAAGGAAACTCAGCTGAGACAATCTCTTTAGCTTCAATTATCTCTTGTTGTTTTGTTTCTAAGTCCTCAGTAAAGTCATGTATATCAAGACATATGTGACCATTCTGTTTGTCGATAGCTAGGAAAGCACCTTGCGTTTTGTTGGTAACTTTATCATCATCCTTACCTGCGTAGACGTAGCTACTCAACTGGCTGATGTATCCAAAAGGATCATTTTTACGCAATGTACCTTCTTTGAACTTCTTGAAAGCATATGGACTACAAGACTTGACATCGACAGTCATACCATCAATCACCGCATCACGATGTCCTTTGATACCATGAACGTCTAGTCTGTCTTGTTGTCCTCTTACATCATGCCCTGCAGCTATAGCTAGACTCAGTGCAAGTTCTTCTATCATGTCACCATAAAAGAACTTTAGTAATGCGTTATACTCTAAAGGTATAGCCTCTTCAGGTGTGTTTACTTTGTACCATAGTTTCCTTTTACATGGTGTTCCAATAGAAGATAGAGACAGGTAGCCTCTTGGTTCTTGCGGTTTACTGAATCGCATGTTAGCTATCAGAGCAATGCCGTGGCCTAGAATAGAACCTTGTATTCCAGACCACCCACCTTCACCCTTGATAACCTCTTGCATGTCAGCAATTAGTGTATCAATGGTTTTCATTTAGAATCCTACTGCTTCGTTCTCTTTGACGTACTCTTCGAGTTCAAGAACTTTGACACCAACTAAACTTGTACGGCTGTACTGTTGACCATCACTGCCAGTAAATGTAGTGACTAGGTTGGTACACTCAGCAAGAGTTCCGTTACCGATTACACCCATGTCTTCAGTCCAAGGATTACCGTCCTTGTCTGTAACCTTTGGTGCTCCACCTGCCTGTGGAATCTCAGTACCATCCTTCTTGAAAACTTTGTGTGGACGTACAAACTTGACTACAATCTCACCATCAATCATACGATTCTGGTTAGGTTGCTTCTGAGAACCTGCATCCTTGAGAGACTTCATACCCTCTTTGTCTAGGATTTGATTGACAGTGTACGCACCATCAGACTTCTCGTATGCTCCACCGTATCCTGTTAGATCACGGTTCTCTTCGTTGAGCCGAGGCCATTCGATTTGACCTACAGTTTTTACTTCTTTGTATATTGTCTTAGGCATGGTTATCCTTTCCTTTTATTAGAGCCATACTTATATGTTACTATATAATTTTATTCGTGTCAAGTGTTAATGTGTATCTTTCCAAGATTTTCCTATCGAAGATTCACCTTCTAGTGGACACATAATTCCTAGATGTAAACCTGCCCACTTGATTGCGTCTCGTTGTATCTCTCCTAATCTTTCAGCAACATCTAATGCACCTCTCACTTGTGTTTGCCATTCGTCATGCACCCATGTACATATCTTGTAGTCTATCTTCTCTCTGTCTGCTATCTCTCTCCATCGTCTTGTTGCATACTTCATTACCAAAGTCTCACCGTTCTGTAGCATACCTGCCAGTGTCTTGTGTTGGTTAGGTACAAATACTTTACGTCCATCGTATGCTTTGAAGTAACCACGTTCAGCTATGTCTGGTATGACTACACCCCTCAGTCTAGACAAACCTTCAATGCTAGTCGTGAAGTTATGAACTGCCCTGTTAGCTTCTCTCGCATTGGTCTTCAGTATCTGAGCAATCTTTTGTGTACCTGCACCAAGTAAGAACGCATAGATAAAAGTCTTAGCCATGTCTCTCGTGATATGTTTCAGACCCAATGCCTTACGGTTGAGGTTATGTATGTCCGTTTCGTCTTCTTTCTTTCCTTCGATAATCGCCTTAACGTATTGCTTACTCTCCATGATGTCAGCCAGTATCCGAAGTTGGATTCCTGCAGCATCCGTACCCACAAGATAGCAACCGTCAGGGGTTGTCCATAAATCTCTGAAGTCTCCATCATAATCTTTCTTTACTCTCTCTACTGCACTCTTCGGTTCACCATGAAAGACACTTGGTATGTTACCCATGTTCGGATGTCTATGGGCCATGCGTCCTGTCCATGAACCAATGTGTAAAAACTGTCCGTGTATACAACTGTCATTGCTATCTGAGAACGCCTGTATCCACTCAGCAAGGGTGCTTCTTCTTCCCTCCAATGTTAACCATTCAGCTAAAGCTTGAGCACCTTCAGGAGCGTCCTCTGGCAGTGTCTTGAGGTTCTCTTCAGATACAGTCCAACCATAATATCCGTAGTGTTCTATCTTCTCTTTGTTGTCTTCTCGTATAGCTTTGATATGTCCTTTAGTTTTCTCTACTGGTTTCCACCCTGCTTCCCATAGTCTTTCTACTCTGTGCTTTGTCGATCCAGGATTGAACGCTACGTAGTCATAACACTCTAGCATATCGTCAACTATCTTAGTCTCAGGAAACTCTTCGAGTGCTTTCTCTACGTTCTTAAATAGATTACCATCCTCTTTGACTCTGTACTTGATAGTCTTTATGAGTTCTAACTTAGGTGGGAATGCTTGATGTATTCTCTCCTCTAGTTCTTGCAGCCTCTTCGTTATATCTAGGTGTAACTTATTTGCAACATCTATATTAAATTCGAATCCCCCTTCGTGCATTTCTTGGCATATGATTGCTACATCATGCTCTAGTCTCATTGCTTGTGACCATGCCTGTGACATAATGTGTGGTGCGAAGTGATTGAATAGTTTCTCTGTTACCTCTACATCTCTGTGACAATAGTCTAACATCTCTTGAGTTAGGCCACCCTGAAAGTCACTGAAGTTATCTTTAGGGTAGCCTAGTTTTTCTCCCCATGTAGCCAACTTGTGTGATCCAATACCGAAGTCTATGAGCATAGAAACAACTAGTGTATCTACAATCTTAGACATATCGATCACGTCACCTAAGTGTCTGTTGATTACTGGTGCGTCAAAGTTAATGAAGTTATGCCCCACCCATCTCGTTACTTTCTTAGCGTAGTCCTTGAATCTAGTGCGCTCTGCCTGATCCTCGTGTAAGTTATGAAACTCATGTACCTTACCTGTGTCTTTTTCTTTAACACAAATACACCACAACTTATCTGCGTTTAGATCGTTTGTTTCTATGTCTGCGAATACTATCATCAAGTCTCCCTATCCAGTGTGTAACATCATCGAACGGACTAGCTCCATCTGCCTCTATCCTCTGAGAGTTTAAAGGTTGCTTCGTTGAAGATGAGCTTTCCTGCGAACCCTGTCTTTCCTGCAGGTCTGTTCTTGACGAGTAAGAGCTTTGTCGTGTTCCTTTCATCACGATCCTCTGCCATCTTATCACGTTCTAGTTTCACTACAACAGACGCACGTTTCGCAATGGTTCTGCAATCTCGTACCTGTCCATCATCATTCTCATGGGCGATGGTTACGATACCCACATTAAGTTCTGAGGCTAGTCGAGATAGCTGCACTGATAAACCAGACAACCATTTCTCTACTGTCTCATCACCTTTGCGTGAGTAAGCCAAGTCTTGTATCGGTTCAAAGAATACATAGCTTACACCACAAGCTTCCCTAAAGTATCTTATCTTTTCTAAGATGTCCATAGGGTCTTCGTCAACAGCAATCTGAAACTGGTATAGTCTCTCATCTTTGGTTAAATCAATGATCGATTGCTTGACCTCTTCTTCCATGTCGTGTTCTTCTATTAAATCTTTACGTGTCAAGTTCATGTTTAGATCATAAGAAACTAAACCTAACACACTTCTTTTTTCTGTCTCTTCGAGGTGACATATCGCAATGGATATATCCTTGTGCTCAGTCAGTACGTGGTGTTCCAAGTACCGCATGAACTCAGTCTTACCTATACCTTCGGGTGCTTGAAACACAGTGAAGTGTCCTTGCATCAGACCCAAAGCTACATCATCGAAGGACTCAATGCCTGTTGATACATAGATAGCATCGTCTTGTTTCTCGAACAACTCAAGGAACTGTTCGGGTGTACTACGAATGTTATCTGGTGTGTATCTCTTTGCATTGTAGAATGCCGCAGCGTAACTTGGTTTAGCTCCTGCTTCAAGAAACTCGTTAGCATCTTTGTACTTGTCGTGTATAATCTGATAAGTTTTCTTCGGGAAGAGTGCTCCTATCTTGGTAGCCAATGCACGTCCTGCCTCATCGTTATCAACTGACAACACAATCCTGTCGAAGCTATCAATCCACTCCTTTGATTTACCTTGCCATAGTTTCTGATTAGGTGTAGCACTTGGCACAGACACACAAGGATATTTCTTGTCGAGCATTTGGAAAGCAGACATAGCATCTAGCTCACCTTCACATACGACTACAGACCTTGATGAACCTGCATTGAACTTGTCCATGCCGAAGAGTTCATCAGTCTTGAATCCTTTGTCTGTCTTAAAACTTTTCTCCTTTGTGTTACGCACCTTCCTGAATCCTGATGGATATTTGTACACCTGATTGAAACCAAATGTCTGTACCCCGAAGAACTCCATGACATCTTTACGTACACCACGATACGTAACGTAGTCACCAAGTCCTTCTATCTCTGTAGTCTTTAGTGTTCTTGTTATCTCTTCCAATGGATACTCATCCTTTGCCCATGACTTCAAGTTCATTCCCTTCATTGGATATGATCTTTCACAACTATGACAGAACCCTGTCTTCTTCTCTGCATTGAATGCAAAGGCATCTGAACTATCACACTCAACATGAGGGCATGGCTTGTGTGTTATCTCTTTAGCTCTCATCATCTACAATCCCTTCAACGCATGTGAACCTGATACCTCTTCGTTTCTCTGGCGTCATGCTATAATAATATTTATCGTACTCCTCGAAGCATTCATACATATCATCGAGTGTTGCTAACTTCTCGACTTGTATCTCATTCTGGAATACAGCTATCAATACTAACGTCCACATCAGAACATAGGATTCATCAGGCTGAATTTCTCATACCATGACAAACCTTCCAATGCTAACCACATACCCACAGGTACACCTAGTATAAATATTACACACACTAGGAATGCCCACCCTAATCCTTTTGTTGTACAGTACTGTTCACTCATCTGTTATACGCCACCAATGCTGCCCAAGATTCAGGATACAGAGTACCCATGTCCATGCTAATTGAGTTAGCTACCAGACGTGTCTCCTCTTGTGCATCTTCTCCTTGTCTTAACTTACACATATCTGACCACGCATCCAAACTACCTGACCAGTACCATTCCGTCATTGTGCTCTGAGGCAATACGATCCTTGCTTGTTCTGGTGCTACACCCTCATCAAGTAACTGAGTATATGCTTTGTTACACCACACCTGATGTTTAGCTAACGTACTTAGCATCTTGTTTGATATATCTACAACACCTCGACTGCCTTGCTTCTTATCATCTGCACGTCCTCTCCATCTTGTAACGCTGATAGATGGATCAAAGAACTCAGGCTCTTCGTCTACATACCTACGGCTCACCTCATTCCATCGAAGGAACTTATGCTTGACTAACTGCCTTGCTACAAACACTGGTGCTCTGACATGAAAGGTTGCAAAGCAATGACCAAAAGGTGACATGTGTTTGTGTCGAGCAAGGTAAGATATTAAAACCCTGTCGGTAGATTTAAGTTCATTGTCTGAACCCCACTCGCTCTTCTTGTTGAAGCTTACACGAGCAGCATTGACTACAGTCAAGTCACTACCCATACTATCTATTAAAGTTACATCAATCATTCTTATTACCCTTGAACCTGTGTCGAAAGAACACAATCGTATTGATACCTGTGTTGATAGTAACCATGATAAGTATCCACCACTGCCACCATACTAGTCCTCCTACTTCTAACATTTCTAATCTCCATACTTATATGTTACTACAAAAAACAGACAAAGTAAATACTATTCTTTGTATCTTTCTTTTCTCTTTGTGATCTTACTTATTTCATCTGCATCGTTTATCTTGAATATCCTGTTTAGATCATCCCTTCCGAAGTCATTGTAGACTGCTTCATTTATGACATCCTTACAACCAGTACAGTAGTACCTGTTGAGCCTCTTGTCTTTGAACGTTGCGTCAGTTCTATTACAACAATAACATCTCATGTGCCTCTCCTTTAAGTATCTTTGTTTAAAGTTTATTATACTTAAAACAATATTACTTTAAGTAATAAGATAGGGTATCACAACTCAACTGATTTGTCAAGTAATTTCTTTCATGTTGTATATGAAAGCTTTCTTTATGTCCTTCAACTCCTCTTTTTTTATGTGCATATTGAATATCTCCAAGTGGTTTCGAGCCTCTCTTATCGTTAGTTTCTTTGTTAGTACTTCGAATGTACCATCATGTTTCTCTGCTATGATCACGTAAGAATCAGGTAAATCCTGGATTTCCATACCGAATGTAGTTCTGTTGTTCATTATGTTACCTTCAATAAATGTGCTATCAGCATTATTATAAATACAATCACCAGTAATCTTCCACTCCAGACTGCTTGATGGGGCGGCATCGGCACTAGAATAAAAATAATCAATGCCGCTATCCAAAGTAGTACGTCCACTACATCAACTCCTCTCTCTTACACTCTTTGTAGTACTCGTAGTCACCATCTATGTCGTACTCAAACCTCAAGTCCGAAGGTATATCTGCGAACCACCATTCATCATCAAAGTCTACCTCGTACCTGTTGTACTTACCGTTATCGAAAAGACCGATAAAGATATACGAGCTATTGTAGAATGAGGCTGACAGTCCTACACCTAACCTCTCCATTGCCGCCTCGTATGCAGCGATAGGTGGACCGTTCTTAGTCTCGAATGTAATATGTAACCACCAATCTCCTTCCTCTAATTCGGGTGTACTACGCTCAATGCTGTATGCTTCCGCGCTTGTACCCCACATTTCTACTGCTTTCTCGTACTCCCATGCTCCGATAGGATTAAGATACTCCAGTAAAGTACCGTCTTCAC